TGTGCCATGAACGGATTAGGTCAGCAACAACAAATGTGTCAATACCTGTTCCGCGCTCTACGGCCTGGCGTGATAGATCAGCTTGGCCTGCGATGGTGCGTACGGGAATTGAAAGTAGTGTGTCATCAGGGTCTGTCAAAGAAACTGCAGTGTTCTGTGTTTCCTGAATTGCAGTTGATGTTCCTGTTGTCATACGGCTGATTTCCAATGACATACCAGCAGCAGGCAATGTGTGCTTTGTAGTTGCAAAATCTGCAGTTGGTCGGCCAGCCCGAGCAAACTCGGCAGCTAGATTTACTAAATACTGCGGAATTACAAGACCAGCAAAGGCAGATGTTCCAACTGCGCGGCGCTCGATTGTTTCTTCCTTTGTGTGGCGTGCAAGGCGCTCTTGTGCAGCGTAGTCATTCTTGAATTGTGCGTTGTACGCATCCTTCACGAATGAAACTTCAGCCTCTGGTGAGTATGTGCGTGCTTCGCGTGTAACAGTTGTTCCACCAACAGGTGTAACTACTGCCTTGACTGCTGCGCGTGCCTCTGATGCCTTAGCATCTGCAGTTGCCTGCGCAGTTAGCTTTTCAATCTTTTCGTCTAGTGCGCGTGATTCTTCAACAAGGGCATCAACCTTTGTTGTTTCTTCTTCAGTTAGGTCGGTGCGTGATTCTGCGGCTACTGCCTCAAGAATTGCATCCATTTCAGCCTTAACTGCATCGCGGCGCTCTACTACATTGTCAAAATATGACATTTAGTGATCTCCTATGAGTTGTGTGAATGTGGTTTTGAGGTGGTGGCGATTCTGTTCACGGCGCTTTTAGGGTGTGAATGTCGCTCCGACTTCGATCTACTACTTTTGTAGCAGAAACTTATTTTGTGTTGTTGATAATTGCTTGCGCTAGGCGCAATGAAATTGAACGGCCTTCTTCTTCAGTAGCTTCAGGCAGTGCATCAATTTGGCGTAGTTCTGACATTTTGTGACCAACTAAAGTTTCTGTTGGTCGGTAGCCATCGCGGTATTCTTCATAAACGCGAATCAAAACGGCTGGGTCATTTTCTTCGGCTTTAATTGTGAAATCGGTGCCTGGAATGTTAAGAGTGCCTTCTTGCAAGATGCGTTCAATGCGACCACGGGCAGTTCCACCGCTTGAATCCCAAGAGACATAATCGCCAACGGCTTCGCGAGACTCTGTTTCCATCTCGCCTTCATCTTCGCCTTCGCCACCTGTGAGCATTGCCATCATTTCAACGGCTCGCATGATGTAATCATGGCCTTCGCTTAGGTCACTAAAAATTGTGTTAAGAACAACCAAAGATTCACCTGTTACTTCACGGCCTTCCTTGACTGCATCAATTGCCTTCTTTAGTGCTTCGCGTGCCTCGACCGATGTTGTTTGGTAGGCAGGATATGTGACCACTGAAACATCACCATCTGCAAGGCTCACTTCAGTAAGTGTGCGCTGAGAACGATCTTCATTGTATTTTTGACGGATGACACGGAAAGCAAAACTCATTTGGTCAACATCGCCGCGCTCAACTAACTTGTAAAGGTCACGGCCTTCATTGGTGTCTGCAATAACTGCATCCATATACAAACCGCGATCATCTTCAGTTAAGGTTAAGGTGCCGTTCTTTGTGCGAGCTAGTGGCAAACCTTCATGATTGATAAGCAAGCGAACATCAGGTGTCTCGCTCAATGTCTTGCGAAATGCTCCAGGTGCAATAGTTTCAATGAAAGGCATTGGAACACTTGGGTCATTAAACACTGCAGCGTATCCGCGAAGGCGCATCGTGCCATCTTCAGCCTGTCGTGCCTCTACATCTTGAACGGTAAATGTGCGGCGTTCAATCTTTTTCATTTGACTCCCTGAGTTAACATCCCCGTTTGTTTTCAAATCTTTCATTCTTTTACCTCATAAACTGCTGCTGGGTCGGCTGGGTCAATTGTTGATACTTGCTGCAATTGGCTAGATGGAACGCCTGTGTGCTTCATATCAGGCAAGCCAACTGCCTGTGTAACTGCTGCAGGGTCAAAGCCAACTTGAATAAGACTTGCGGCAATTTCAGTGCGTAGCTTTAAGCCAACATCCTTTGCATCTGCTGCATCAATGTTTTGCAACGGCACACGGTATTGATCGCCTGCCTCAATTGGTGCCATGTCCTCGTAAGCATGAACATCATTGAGTGAAAGGAAACCTTCACGCAATCCCTTTGTGTAAGACTCATAACGCTCAAGTGTTGTTCCACGAAGTAGCGCATCTAGGTTGAAACGAATGAATCCGTCAGGTTCAGGCAGCAATGATGACATTGCCTGTTCAATGCGCTCTAAGATTGGGCGCAAGGAATACTGAACAAAGGAAAGGTTCTGCGCTTCAACTGATGCGTAAGACATTGCACCTGCAACTGGGTGACCAAGCAACGCCAACGGGCAACGAAAAATTCTTGCCACTTCTTCTACGGAAAACTTGCGTGATTCTAAAAGTTGGGCGTCTTGAGCATTTATTGATAACGGTTCAAATGTTGCACCACCTGAAAGGATGCCAATTTTACCTGCGCGATACGGACCAACATGAGTTAGGTTCCAGTTGCGGCCCATATCTTGTGCCTGCTCTTGTGTTAACTCACCAGGAACTGCGATTACACCACCAGGGTTTGCTGCATTGCCAAAGTATGATGCGGCATAAGTATCTGCTGCCATTGCTGCACCAATAGTTGTACGGCAAGCGGCAATTGGTGAAAGGCCATAAAGCTCACCAGGCAAACGGAAATCAGGCATGTGCAGGATGTCACGAGCGCCAATTTTCTGCTCGTACAACCCTTGCTCATCTCTAATCTTTACAAAATAAAGTAAAGGCTCCCCTGGTGCTTGGCGTTCAATGCGAACATTGCGCGGGTCAAGCACATAAGTTTCCATTACTTCATCGTTATCATCACGAACCAAAAGGATGTAAGCGTTGCCATTGAGTTTGAATGAGGTAATGATCTGCTCATAAAATTCCATTTTTGTTGTTTCAGGATTGGGATTTTGAACCCAATTTGGAACTTCACCATAAACTGCAGCGTAAGAAAGGCGTGCGCGACCACGGCGAACATATGCGCTAACTGGTAAAGATGAAATTGTGTCAGACAAAAGACGGATGCAAGAATAAACCGTTGACATTCTGATTGCTGTTTCATCATCAACAACAACGCCTGCCAAACTTTCATAGGCAGGGCGGCCTGGAATCAGCGGTTCAATAAATTGATTATTGCCTGAACGCTTCTCACTATTGTTGCGAAGTCGGTTAGATAAACTCATTAGTTAGCCTTTTCTGTAATCCACACTAGAAAAACACCTGCAACAATTAAAGCTAATGGCACTGAAATCATTGCAAGACCAGTTGTTGCAAGCGTTACGCCCACAACTTCAACTGCAACTGATAGATCAATCTTCTTCATTATGCTCCCTATACCTGAATTGAAAAATACCTAGCAACTGGTGCTGGCGGTTCGGCTGGTTGTGTAGCGCGATCATAGCCAAAGATTGAAGCAACGGCGGCATCCACCTTACGCCTGCTACTTGCTTTGGCAACCATAACACCACGACTAGATTGTTTTGTTACGCAGTTTGCAATGTGGCGTGCAAGGCGTTCATCTCCATCGTGGGTGAATGACTGGTTCACAACGGCTTCGTAGAACTTTTGTGTTGCGGGTACCATATTTGCAGCACTGTTGGGGTAACTAACAACTGGCAAGCCTTCTTCATCAAGAACCATAAAAGTTCTTTGCCATCGGGCTGGGTCGAATACGATTTCTTTAACATTGAATCGTTCATCTCTGAATGTGCTAACAATCGTTTCTTCAACCTCTGCAACAGGGATGTGCCAACCTTGTTCAGCATCATCGGGGCGTTCCCATAATCCAACAACCATCAGGTGAGGCTTTTCGCCACCCAATAACCACATGACTAACGCGGTTGAGTCGTTTGAAAACGCACCATCAAATGCCAAAATAACTTCTTCACCAGGTTCAGGAAATCTATCTGTGTCTTTGAGCGCTTCCCAAGCACCAGTTGGCAACCACGCAACTGAAGTATTTACAAAACAATTCAGGCGCTTAGTGCGAAATTCAGCTTCAGGTGTGCGCAAAACTGCGCTTTGCATTTCTTCTTTGTCAAGCAAATCGTCATAACCTGGGTTTGCCTCTTGCCACAATGATTCGTCACGGTGATCGGCTTCAGGTTGTGTTGGCTCCCACCACGAAAAGAAAAATGATGGGTCTTTTTTCTCGCCCTTTACAACCTGTTGGCCGTATTGGTAAAGCGAGTAACAAAGAGAATCTTGGCCGTTGCTTTGTGTCTTAACACCTGCGGTTGTGATGCCAAGAAGAAGTGAGTCGGCTCTAGCACCACCTGCAAGACTAAGCACATTCCAAAGTTCCCAAGAAGGTTGGGCGTGAACTTCATCAAAGATTACAAGCGGTGAAGGGTTAAGGCCTTCTTTAGAATAAGCCTCTGCAGAAAGTACGCGGTACACGCTGC